ATAAAGGCTTCCTTGCTCTTGTCGAAGCAGCCATCGACCACGCTCGGCGTGACTCGCTTGGCGGCGACATCGAACATCTTAGCCTTAGTGCTGTCACCAGCCTTCATCTCGGCGACATGCTCGTTCTTGAACACGGTAAGATCGGAGGAGATGCGAGCATCGCGCTCCTGCTCGTACTTCGACTTCCACTCATCACGCTCGGTGATGGCGTTGTCGCGAGCCTGAGTCATTTCTTGAACAGTCTCGTCGAGCGCCTTCTTCTCATCGTCGAAAGCAACACGCTGCTCGGCCAACTCGCGTCGACCAGCGGCGATCTCTTGAACCTGCTCTTCAACCTGCTCACCGACAAGAGCCGTGATCTCCGGCTTGTACTCGGAAAGCAGCTCTTCCTTAGTGAGCTTTGCCATAACCATCTGTACTTCTGGTTCCTTTACGGGGGTTTGCGGATCGCTAATTGTAGCGTCCATTTCTGATACAACAGCAATGACTCCCGCTTGACTGAGTCCACCAGACCCAGGGTTGCAGAAGTCGACACTCTTGAGTGGCTTATGCATCTTAGTGACCGTCTTGTGGCTGTCACCAAACTGACGCACTAGCCGCGCATTGCCGAGAATACTTACATTCCCGGCCATCTTGCGCTTGATGTCATCACGAAGCTTCGGGTCTGCTTCCGTGATGTAAGCCTTGCCCTTGGCGGCAAGAACTTCCTTACCATCTATATTCACCTTGTCGAGCTTGGCCGCGACGACGCGACCAACCGGCTCGCGATACTTCCAGCTTGAAGTGCCGGGCTCGATGTGGCCCTTGTACATGTTCACGCCGACCATGGCGTCCACGCAAGTCTCAACAGCTTCCTTGCTGTAGTGGCGCTTGTTGTTGCTGAGACCTTCGTAAAGAGCGACAAACTCCACATGGAAGGGCTTTTCGTCGCACTTGGACATCTCGGCGACTTCCGCCTCGTCCAGACGCTGCACATCGTCTCCATCCCATGCGGAGTCTTCAGTACACTCGGATATGACAGTGCTCTGGAGTTGGAACTGCAACTCCTGCTCTTCTTGGTGTTGATCGCTCAATTTATCAGCCCTGCCTTACGAAGCTCAGCAACTTGTCGCTTCGCTTCGTTTGAATCGTTCAGTTGCACTGGAAAGAATCGAGTATCGCTCCTGAGCATGATAGTCATGACTCCAAGCTTACCCTCATCCATGTTACCGCAGTAACGGCGGGCAAACTTCTTGAGCATGTTCTCCATGTCGTTGGTGGAACAATACCTTATGACTTTTGATACAACATCCAAACTATTCTGATGCCTTTTGTGCCACCTATCTAAAAATTCATACGTGAAGGCGGCAGGACCGGCTTGCTCTACTTCGTAGTCAAACTCCTTCTCCAAGTATCGGTAAGGCTCAGTATAGCGAGACTTAGCCCAATTATGCCAAACCATGAAAACGCCTATCACCTTCCATGGTGAGTAGACGTTATCACGAATTAGGTGAAAGGCTGCGCTGACTTCCTTAAACTTGTATGGCCCTGCTGGAACGATCACGTATCAAGCGGCGCATTCGAACCATTCGGCTCCCTACTACGGTCTGGTCGTGGACGGGCTCTTGCTTCGCCGCTTTGATCGCCAGGACTATACGACTCCTCCTCGCTCTGCCCGACAGCTGAAACATCGGGTTTCAAACCAGCGTCGACCATCATCTGGTTCAGTTCCTGTTGGCGATCGATGTCGTTGCGCTGTTGCTCCATTTCTCGATCGTAGTCAATGCTCAACCGAGCAGCGGCAGTCCTCTCGGACATGTAGCCGCCCTCCATCGCGAGCTTGTTAGTCTGTGCAACCTCCAGGTCGCGATCTTGGGCGATCGGCGGGAACTCGACACGGCCCTTGAACTCGATCGGGTCGCCCTCCTGATCCAACTCCATCGTCAACCCGCTGGATGGATTTAGAGTTGCCTTAGTCATCAGAGCGAACTGGATCATCTGCTTCAGTACGTGCGCCCAGATATCCTGCCTATCCTCAAACTTCTTGACAACAGGGAGGGTCTGCGACTTACTGGATGCCAAGTTCGAGTTGCTGCCATCAGCAAGCATGAACTCAGCGAACCCAACACCGGCAGCAATAATCAGGAGAAGAGCACGCCTTGCCTGCTCGTTACTGGAGTTAGGACCAGTAAACTCAAGGATCTGCCACTTCTCACGACTGTTGTGGACCGGGTTGCTGCCGATGCCCCAGCCACGGTATCGTGCTATCGCAGCGTTGACTTCATCTTCAGTTCCGTCTTCGATGCTGATGTCATAGCAAGGCGAGCGATACAGCTTGTTGATAATGACGCCGTCTCGCAGATACTCCTGGTAGTTGTCCAGCCACTCCTTGATGGGAATCAAGTCGCTGTGGCCGAACGGGTCCATGTTGCCTGCGTTCAGCTTAAGCTGCATAATGCAGCCCTTCTCAGCGCCCTCCCCCTCAAGGTCATACTTGCTGATGTGAGGGATCGTCTCAATGTGGTCCTCCTTTCGACCGTCCTCCCACTCGACAAGAAAGTTGTAGATGTCTCCGATGTCTTCGTCCGCAGTCTCAACGTGCGTGATGTTATCGGGAGGGAAGAAGGTGACCTGGGTGTCGCCAAGTCGCCACAGTACCTTGTTCCCCTTCTTGACTTCGCTGAACTTGGGTCGCAGCCACATGTAGACTTCGCCGAATGCGGTAGCCTCATCGCTTGCCGCACGAAGCCGCATCTCTAGGTTGTTCTTCTCATAGAACTTGTTGGCGTAAAACTGCGCGTTCTCATCGTCGAACTGGTAAACTAGACCTCGACCGAGAGTGAAGAACGTAGTCGTACGAACAATGCTGCCACCAAGCGGATCATACTTCCACAGCCGGTAGCACTCGTCAAGAAGGTCATGCCTGTCTGCATCAGGCAGCTTGAACGGCGGTATGCCGACATTGCGGATGAGAGGGGTGGTGTCGAACGAACCACCACTGCTGATCCAGACTTCCTGGACAGTCTGGTCCTCATCGCTAACTGAAAGCTTGTTGCCCTTCGGGTCGAAGGCAATCCGCTTGTTGGTAGGGCGAATCTTCATAACTAAAGTTGATACAACTAACTGTCATCCTTCAAGAAAGTGTAAATAGATTGGTCACTCTGGGGAGCGTAACGCCTACTATCATGCAGAAAGTCGGCTCCAATCCTTTTGAACTCTGGGCGATCGGCAAATCCCATTTGCGGGATGCTTCCCCCTGCCGGGAATACCAGCGTCTTGATTTCCTCCTGCGCCCACACGCTAGCGATGCAGCTATCGACCAAGTCGTCGCCTAGCAGCGTGTTCAGCATCGTGTATTTGTTGTAGCCTGCCGAGCTACGCTCTGCCTTGATGTTGCCAAACTGCTTTAGCAGCTTGCTGAGCTTATCGTACCTTGGATCGTCTTCAACCTCTGCCGGGTAACGGAACGTGGTTGCATAGACGTACTTCTGCATGCGCTCATGCATCAAGTGTTTAGTGGGTCCGATAAAGCGGATAGGCTTTATGAACCACTGGTCCCACCCGTTAGGGCCGGACCTATTCTCGAACTTGCGTACGTCAACCCGAGTCAGGGAATGCTCGAATAGAGACTTGTTCAAGTCGTAGAGAAACGCAGTGTCGAAAGCGTCGCCGAATCCACCGATAGGGCGGAAGAAGGCACATAGACGCATGATCTGATCCATGACTACATCTGGGCGCTCGTTAGCGCCCCACTCCTCAGTGTGTAGCCAGTAGACTTGGTTTCCGATCTTCTCGGTAAACGTGATGCTCCATGCTGATGCGTCCTGCCCTGATCCTGCTCCAGCACAGTCGATCCCGACACAGACATCGCCTACCGCTTGGTAAGACACCTTCGGGTCGAGATTGATTTCTACGGGCACGTACTCGTTGTCGGCACAGTTACGAACCCATCGATCAGGGTAGAAGGCACTCGATTCGACATACAGGACCAGATATGTGCGCGCAAACTGGTGCGGCGTCGACATGCTCTGGAACAAGTAGATGTCGTTCTCAGGAATGATGCCCATCTCGACGCCGTGCCAAGCGTTTAGCTTAGGCAGGACGTTGAACTTGATGAGCTTACCCGACTCGCCGATCGTGTTGGGATGCTCGATGGCGTAGATGTTGCCAATGCCCTTGATCGTGCCCGTGATGACACGACAGCAGCCTACGTGGTTACCGTAGTCATGCTGGTCCTTGATCTGCGATCCAGTCGGATAGACACGGGTTAGGAACGTCTCCCAATCCATGTCGTCAAACTCCTCTAGCCATTGGTGAGTCGCACCGAGACCGTCCACGGAGGACGCTTGGCCCTTGGCCTGGATGTGGCTTCGGTTCTGGAACTCGATGTGCTCCTTACCTAGACCTTCACCAAGCCTCTCGTCGATATATGCAAGCAGGATCTCACTATTCATGACCATGTCGGTCATGTAGCGGAGGTTCCGCTTACTCTGTTCAAGAGCAGGGCTGTGTACGTTGACCTCGGAGTAACGCAAACATGCCGCTTCCTCAAGAAAGTATGCAGCAACCGTGAACGACTTACGGATACGACGGCTGCCGATAAGCATGTGGCTGTCGCCGTTCCTATCCATCTCGTTCATCCACGCGATCTGGTGCGGGTTGAGCTCGATGCCTGTGACATGCTTATGCCACAGGTAGTGGTCGCCACGGAACTTCTGAATCTCCCTCTCTACCGCCTTACGGAAGTTGCCGGTTACCTTAGCGCCAAGACGTACTCTCATTAATCACTCCTAGGCCCCGGCAGGTCATCGATTTGCGTGAAACGCTTGAGCTTAAACTCGTCGATAGGCACAGCGGAATCGCTGGCGTTCTGGGCTGCTTCCTGCTCCCAATCTGCCGGAGCCGCCCTGTCATCCTCCCTCATATTGCCCAGATCGCCAGGACGGCGGGGGACATTACGGTGGGTATTGGGAGAGAAGACTAGATCGTACTCGGCTAAGTTGATTAGCGCTACTTTGCGATGAAAGCCGCAAAGCAACGCCGAATCCCTACCAGTGCTGTTGAAAACGTGATAGGATGCCTGGACACCACAGCCATCCCACTGGCACTCAGACACCGAGATTCAGCCCGATCCTGTCTGCGATCTCCTGGATGGTAGGAGCAGGGCCGAGTCCTCTTTCGAGTAAAGTGTCGCTAGTAGGCGGATCATCGAACAGAAGGTCTGATCGGAAGCCTAAAGATCGTTGCTCTTCCAGAGTCTTACGACGGCGGATCTTTTCAATCTCGTCAGGCTTAATCTGGATCTTGTTTAGCTCCGAATAGGTGTTGTTCTTAACGCCGAGGTCTTGGACCCATCCGTTTAGCCGCTCCTCCGCATCAGCCAGCAATTTGAACTTGACATGCTTGATAACCTTGCCAGCGTAGAAATCGGTGCCATCAGGCAGTTTCTTGTGCTTTTTCAGGTTCCCTGGCTTGTCATAGCTATGATACAGCTTGCAAAGCGTGTTGATGGTGAAAGGTATCTCTTTTTCAAGAGATGCGCGGATACACTCAGTATAGTCTTGCAGAATAGCCCGAATCAGCTGAACAGGCAGTGAATGCTTCTCCGCTAGGTGAATAGCGGTACTTACGGTTGAATCGGGCAGTTTATCGGTCACTCCGCGATCTCCCCGTCTTCCTTCAGCTTCTTGTAGATCGGGTCTTCCTGTGTGCGCTGGTTACCCTTCTCGATAGCGGCAACCCACTTCTCTTCGACGATTCGCCGTTGCGCCATCACCGTCTGGATGTCGTCAGGGTTATCAGCAATGATATTACCGCTAACCATGCGCTTCTCGTCCGCGCTCTTAGGCGTAAGCTTGAATTCGTTGAGGTTGACTCCAATACTACGGGCAAGCTGGATGCAACGCGCTATCAGAGGGTGATCCTTTAGCCGCATAGCTACCACCATCTGCCGCTCCTGCCCAGGCCCAGGCGGAGGCGCTTCAGGGTCCGGTATCCACACAGGTTGGCCCTTGGCGTCGAGAATCGGCTCTTCAACCGTAACACCCTCGATATTGACTTGTTCCAGCATGCGCCGGATCTGCATCATGACCATAGCGGTGATACCGGAGGCATCACGCTTAACAAACTCAAGATCACCTTCTGCAAAGGCGTCTGCGTAGCTTTTCAGGTGCGCAAGGTCATACATGCAAGTCTCGCCGAATGAGACTTGCTTCTTCTTGTAGTAAGGGCAGCCTTCCCCGCCATTCTTGAAGAAATAGCAATCTTCGCTGCAACGCCGAATGGCGTTCATCTCCAGCTTGTCTTGCTCGCGCTTATTGATCCGCATCGGAGATGCCCTTCTTCAAGTTATCTGCCTCATCCTGGCTGTCGCGCATCTGGCAGTATAAAACCGCTGAAAGCACTCCGATGGACACAGGATCAGTCAAAAGTGGCTTTCCGTGCAGCATCACCATGAAAGCTGCGAAGTTAGGCTCCGACTTGCAGAAGTTGGCAATCATTTGCAGCGTGTGAGACGGATCTTCTCTACAGAGCGTCTCAAACTCGGCAAGGAACGATTGGGTAGTATCAGAGGATATCATTACCTTATGATACTGATATACTGGATATTTGATTCAATCAAGCTGCTGTAGCTTCTCATCCACCCATCTCTTGTAATCGCCACCGCCTGTGCCCCTGACACACAGATTCTTCCTAACTTTAGGCTCGATGAACTGAGCCCACGGCGACTTACGCATGATAGCGTCATCGTTCACTGCCAAGATTTCGGCACGCCTATCGTCAGGCCGAAGACAATCGACCCACCGATCTTTGGTAGTCTGAATCTCATCCTCAACCGACTCGCCGTCTTGACTTACGGCTCTAGCCCATTTGCCATTCCCGGTAGGGGGTGGCCTTAGTCGGTGCCAAGTAGGTGCCCATAACCAGCCGCACGCCCTATACAGAGAGCCTGTATGGCCTGCACCAGGGTCAGAGTAGGACACTACGGTAGTAACCGATGGATACTGCGATATGATCCACGATCGGACGGAGGACCATTGCTTTGATCCTCCGTTCTTATCGCCATCTAAGCACCATCGAGACAGCTCAAACCATGATCCGTCTGAAGGCAGCCTCCTAGAAGTTGGCTTGGACAGGACCATGCATCCATAGTCGTCCGACCAACCTAAACCTCGAAAAGTTGGTCCTAGGTAGTGCTTCGACTTGAGCCAATCAGCAAGTGTCGCAACAGGAGTCTCTCCTGGTATCAACGGCCTGCTAAAAACACTCACTTCTTAGTCTGAGTGTCGATTCTAGGCGCAGCCTTCTTCGACTCTGCCTGAGCCTTCAACTTCTTGATCTCAGCTTCCTTCTGCTCGACCAACTTCTTGAGTTCGTTGATCTGGGCATGCATCTGTTCCAGTTGTTGTCGTCTTACCATGTCTTTTGATATATCTGGTATCGTCGAGTACTTAGCGATGGCCGCATCCAATGATGCCAGCACAACAGTGCTTGTAGCAAAACCAAGCCCGTGAATACAATCTCTCAGCTCAAGTTTCACATTCTTGACTGCTTCGTCGCTCAGCATTAACAATATCCTCGATAGTGAAGCGGAGTTGGGTGATGACGCTCGAAAGTGCGTCCCTCTGTAGCAAAATACGGTTTTTGTAGGCCCATTCAGACACTTCAAGCAGGAATGAAGCCTTACTTAGCGTAGTTTGGAAGGTTTCAGAGCCTGGGAGGCGCTTCAAAGAGCCATTTTCGCCGATTTCGACGCATTTTGCATCTTTGATGGCTGATTCAAGCCATTTCACGGCATGATAACGTATTTCAGGCTTTTCGCCTAGTCTTACCGACTTTGCTCTTCGCAGCCTTACGGCCTGAAACAGCGCGATTAGCTGGTTTCCGTCCAATCTCAGTGGATAGCTGTTGTATTTCACGATCTCTGTAAGCTTTGTAGACCATGAAGCAGTTTGTCAAGGTAGTTACGACCCTTTCTTCGTGCTTTATGTCTGAATCCGAGGGCTCGCGCTTGCGCGACCCTATCTCATGCATCTCGTTGACAACACCGTGCATCAACTCATGCACGACAGTGTTAGTCAACCCCTCCTCGCCGCTTGACTTCAACAACTTGGAACACATCGGCATGTCCCAGTCAATCGACATCTGCATATACTCCCAAAGGGCCGCAGTTCTAGCGTAAAACTTTTCACCATCCTGTTCGGTGGTGTCGAACCCGTTACGCTGAAATATCAGATCAATAGTCCAAGATTGCAGTCCGAGATGCTTGACCCAATAGTTGACCTCGTTCTGGATCATATCACGGAGCTTGTCGTAGAGTTCGTCTTCCATCATATCACCATACCAGGGATATCGTAGTCTTTGAGCCAGTCGACATCCGGGCTCGGATCCTTCATACTATCCGCTCGTGTTAGATTGTAGCCTTCAAAAGCAACAGATTCCTGCCTACCACCAACTACCACCGGGTATTGGTGGACATGCCCGTCAGGATGTAGCCACGCGACGCCAAACCCCTTCTGCCATCCAGTGCTCGGACCAGGGATGTATGCACGGCCCACCTCATACCGAGCGCCCATCGGCGTAGACATCCATGAGAGGCCGCTGTCGCGTTCCGTAGTTCCGTAAACTAGTGAGGCCCTATGGACATGGCCAGACTGCCCACTGTAGCCCACAGCGCGAAGCTCAGCCAATGATGGCACCTGCCCAAGCTTCGTGCCGTGGTGGATGCGGTAGTGGTCGAACATGATGAAGCCAGTCTTGGCATCTTCCTGCCCTCTTGGGCTGAGAGGAGATCCGCCGTGGAACAGCTTCACATCGTAGTCCTGTAGGCCCATCATCTCGTCGACACGGCGATGGCCATGGGTTGCTTCAACGACTTCCAGAAGGGAGGCGTCTTGGTGAGCAAAATAGTGCGGCAGGCGGGCAGCCAAGTCGTGGTTGCCACAGGTGTGGAAGATATCGCCCTGGTGGCCGATCTTACGGACATCCGCCATCATCGAACGCTGGATGGCTAACTCCAGTGCTAGCGGCGGAACATAGCCTTTGATCTTGGCATGGCGGCTGATCGACGATCCATCGATAGTGTCGCCGTTGAAGAGGACGCCGTCCGGCTTCAGTTCCTTGATGGCGAACAAGAATGCCAACCACACGAACGGGCACAGCATCGTACTGTGCGTGTCACTTATCGAAAGCAACAGGTAGCGATCACCACTGATCTTCCTGAAGTCGTCTCTGTTGACTACATAAGGCTCGATATACTTACGGTAGTAACGAGCCGTGTGCTCCTCTCTGTGCTCCCTAGCGCGGTTAGCACGCCACAACATGCTACCGGGCCGATTACGGAGTCCAGCAGTCTCCAACGCCCTTGCAAACGTGCCGAAACGAGCATCCACATGCTCCACAGGGTACCAACCCCACACCTCATAACGCGCACGGCTGATACTACGTGTGTTATGACCTAGCGGGTTGGTGTCAGGATCTTCCGCGACACGCACGATGTCGTTCAGCAAGTCCTCCTGCGACGGCACCGTCTTGCGCTTACTACGAGCAAGACGCTTCTTCCTCGCTTCATCACGTAAGCGACGCTCCCGATACTTAGCGCGCTCTTCGGGATCCTTGGCCACCTCATCAGGAGCAGCCAGGAACTCGTCAATCTTCTTGCTAGGCTTTTTGACCATCCCTCCCCAGGTGGTTACGGACATGGCCCATCAAAGCACTGTAAGTCCCGTTCCACTCCATCTGGCCACGCAAATGCAGACGCCAGAAAGTGGCCCACGACACCATCTTCGCTGATGGGTCGCCAGACCTACGGAGGCTATCAAACTTGTTGACTTCAGCCGCTACTAGCGGCTCAGAACACACGAAGCACTTG